AAGAACATAGCAAAAGGTAAATCAAGCGCGGCTTTTTGGGCCGATAAGTCTAAATGGTAGTGGAGAGTTAAATGCCAATAGCTGAAGATAGTGCTGGTGGTTCACCCGTACCCATACCTACAAATCTAACAACAAACCTTACTGGAGAAGCAACAGGTAGTGGTACATTAGATTACACCACAGGTGATATAGATATTGTAGTAACTGTTGTAGACAATGGTCATAATCACATACTGAGCAACATTACAGATGTACAAGTCAATAACGCGATAAGCGGTCAAATACTTGTTTACAATGGCACTGTATGGGCTAATGCAACTAACACATCTGGTATTACTGCACTTGTGCAAGACACATCACCACAGCTTGGCGGTAATCTTGATTTGAATAATCGCAATATCACAGGTACAGGCAATATTGCAATAACAGGTACTATTGATGGGCGTGATGTATCAGCAGACGGCACAAAGCTTGACGGCATTGAATCTGGAGCAACAGCAGACCAGACAGCAGCGCAAATTAAAACTGCATATGAGAGTAATGCAAACACAAACAATTTTGCTGACGCTGATGTAAGCAAACTTAGCGGTATAGAGCCAGGTGCTACAGCAGACCAAACTGCGGCACAGATTAAAACAGCATACGAAAGCAATAGCAACACAAACGCATTTACAGATGCTGACCACACAAAATTAGACGGAATAGAAACAGCGGCTGATGTTACAGATACAACAAATGTTGTTGCTTCACTAACTGCTGGTACAAATGTAACTATAGCGGCTGATGGTACTATATCTGCAACAGGCGGCACTAGCGGTATAGCACACGTTGTAGACGACACTTCACCCGAGCTTGGCGGCAACTTATCGCTTAATTCACAGGATATTACAGGCACAGGTAACTTAAACTTTACTGGGAGCGTAACCCTATCAGGCACAGTAGATGGCCGCGACGTAGCTGCTGATGGTACTAAGCTTGATGGCATAGAAGCAGGTGCTAACATAACAGATACTGCTAACGTAACAGCCGCAGGGGCTTTGATGGATTCTGAGGTTACTAACTTAGCACAAGTTAAAGCATTTGATTCATCTGATTATGCTACTGCTGCACAAGGCACTACTGCTGACGCTGCGCTACCTAAAGCTGGTGGCACTATGACAGGTAAATTGACACTTTCATCCACAGACCCAGAGATATTTCTTACCGATACTTCTACGAGTGTAACTCATTCTATTGATGGTAATAGTGGTGTTGGTAACTTATTTATGCACGTTGATAAAGACGAAACAGGTTCAGACCCTAAATTTATTGTTAATGTTGGTTCTCAAGACAATGTTTTAGTTGTTAAAAACACAGGTGTAGATGTTATAGGTAATATAGATGCTACTAGTAGCGGTGGCTCTACACTAACGCTAGAAAATTCTATTACATCTATAAGCGCTGATGAGTTGATTGGCGGTATTGATTTTAAAGGAAATGATACATCTGAAGATGGTAATGAAGTGCTTGCATACATAAGAGCACACGCATTAGACACAACTCCCGATAGCTATATTGCGTTCGGTACATTGCAAAACAATGGCGGTGTAGATGATGTTGTAACTGAACGTATGCGTCTTGATAATTATGGGCGCTTGGGCGTAGGTACTTCCGCACCGACTGCTAAGATGCATTTATTTACAGATGGTATTGACCAATCAGTATTCTCAGCGCAATGTGATTTAGGAGTACAAAATAGAATACTAACATTGAAGTCACCTATTTCTGATAGTGGAAGTGCGCCGTATAGATGGCAAACAAGTAATTCTATACAATGGGAACTGGACGGTAGTGAAACTAAATCAATGATACTTAATTCTGGGGGTAATTTGGGAATTGGAACTTTCAATCCAAGTCACAAGCTTCATGTAGATGGTGATATTCGCACGTCAGGTAGTATTTACCTTGATAGTGGTGATATAGATATGTCCGATAATGCCCAGATAAAACTAGGTACAGGCGATGACTTATTGATGTATCAAGATGGTACAGCATCTATAATTAAACATAATACAACAGGTCAGTTATTCTTTATGGGTGATGACATAAGGTTTGTGAATCAGGCAAACAATAATGCCATTATGTATTTGATAGGTGATGTTGTTAAGTTTTATGGTAACTCAACTAGACCCGACAATACATATTCACAATTCGGTGCAAGTAATGATTTACAAATTTATCACGATGGTAGTAACTCATATGTTAGAGATGTAGGAACAGGTGACCTTTACATTGACACTAACTCAGGAATACATCTGTATGCTAATGGCAGTGAGAATATGCTATATGCAGTGCCTAATGCGGGTGTTCAAATATTCTATAATAATGTCAAGAAACTTGAAACAACATCTACTGGCATAGATGTAACAGGTAATATAGACATTTCTGGTGCAGGTACACGTAGAATAGATATCTCTAATACCACATTAGCTGATACAGGTGAGATGGCTACATTACAGTGGGATAACAATGCTAACTTAACGATACAAGGTAGAACAAGTGCAGGTGGCTTTGCGGCTAATTGGTATTCAATACAAACGTCAGATACTGATGGGCGTGCAGATGCACACATATTTTATACTGATGCCAGTACAGAACGTATGCGTATTGATTCTGGTGGTATAGATGTAACAGGTGATTTATTGGTATCAAGTACAATTGAAGTTGGCTCATTAACTCCTAACCAAGATGGTGCTATTGAAGTTGGTGTTATAGCATTAGGCACACCCGCTATATCATCTACAACTGATAGTACATCATTACGTAACCATATTATCTTTGATAATCCAAATGGTGCGGTTGGTAAAATAAACACACTAAATTCAAGTACTAGCTATCTTACAAGTTCAGACTATAGACTTAAAACTGATGTGCAGGAAATGACAGGCTCTATTGATAGAGTTAAAGCACTAAGACCAGTAAACTTTGAATGGGTTGTGGATGGCACTAGAGTAGATGGTTTCTTAGCACATGAAGCACAAGAGGTTGTTCCAGAAGCAGTTGATGGCGAAAAAGATGCAATGCGTGACCAAGAGTATGTTGTAAGCGAAGCAACAGGTGACATATATACTCCTGCTGTTAAAGCAACATATGAGACAATACAAGTTGAGCTAACTCCTGCTGTTGAGGCAACTTATGACGATGAAGGCAATGAATTAACCCCTGCCGTTGACGCTACATATGAGGAACAACAACAAGAGCTAACACCTGCGATTGATGAAGTAATACATAGCTCAGATGTTGTACAGCCAGATAAACTTGAAGAAGGTCAGCGTTGGCGCGAAACAACAGAAAAGGTTATGGCAACACGACAAGTGCCCGATTACCAAGGTATTGACCAAAGTAAGATTGTGCCATTGCTAACATCTGCATTGCAAGATGCGATTGCTAAGATTGAAGCGTTAGAAACACGACTTGAAGCGTTAGAAAGTTAACATCATGGAAAATACAGCAAACGTAGATGTTAAGACATTATTAACTTTTTGTGCTTTATTAGTGACGTTTGTTGGCGGTGTTATTGCTAGAGATAGACAAGTGTCAGCTAAAATAAGCAATGACAACTCTAAAACGCATAGTCGTATTGATGATTTAAAAGATGACATGAATGAAAACTTTGCAAGGAAAGATGATGTACGTGAATCTGTTAAAAGAGTGGAGCGCAGTATTGAAAGCTTGGGCGTTGAAATGCGGCAAAACCATAAAGACCTCACTGCACTCATTATTAAGAATGAAAACTAAACATTACATAAAAGTTGATTGGGATGGTGACCGATGGCCTAACTTTAGTGCCAAGGAGCTATCATGCAGACATTGCGGTCAATACTATCATGACCCAGAGTTTTTAGATAAGTTGCAATGGGTACGCACAAAGATAGAAAAGCCGTTGCACATTAATTCTGCACATAGATGTTTTAGGCATAATTTAGCTGTAGGCGGTGTGCCAATGAGCCAGCATAGAAAACTTGCTGTAGATATATCCCTACGTAATCACAACAAAGAAGAATTAAATTTTATGTGTAAGTCTGCTGGCTTTACAGGCTTTGGTTATTACCAGACGTTTTTACACATAGATACAGGCCGCCGCCGACATTGGTTTGGTGGTGACAAGTCATTGGAGTTTTGGTCAGATGATTGATATTTTATCCCCTATTCTATCAACAGGCGTTGGTATCTTTGGCGCGTTCTTGCAGCGTAAGCATGAGCGCAATATGTTTAAACATGAAACAGAACGTATGCGTGTGGAGTTTGAGCAAGAGTTAGCACTGACTGAAATGTCAATGAAAGCAAGGCGTGAAGAAACTGAGCAAGAGATTGCACTAACAGAAATTGCTGGCAATATATCTGCGTTTACTAACTCGCAAGATGCTGAAAACAATCTGAGCAAGATTAGATGGGGTAAGTCAATGTTAGGCGATATTGCAAACTTTATGCGCTCTATCACCAGGCCAGGCATAACTTGGTATCTAGTTTTAATGACAAGCATACGTACTAGCGAATACTACGCTATTACAGATAAACTAACGCAAGATGTAACTAACTTGAATGACCAGGTAGCATTAATTGGCACGGCGTTTGACCAGATGCTTGCAAATCCTTTTGACCTAGCACTAGTCAACATGACTGCAATGGTAGTTGGCTGGTGGTTTGGCAGCCGAGGTCAGAACACTAGCTATCAAGACGAGCACTACAAAAGAACTTCTTGATGAAAACATATACTAGTATTGAACGCGCCAAAAAAATTGCAGAAGTTTGGCCTAACAGCACATCACTTGCTGATGCTATGCGAAAGGCTGGTATTTGCACAAATACAGAACGCGCGATGCGACAACATAAAAGCAACACACAAAGTATTCTTGGTATAAAGTTAGAGCCACATAATCCTAAGTATAAAACAAATGACGTAGAGTGTCCGAGCAACTTAGATATAAAAGCTGCAAAGAAGTATAAATCATTTTTAATAACATCTGCAACAAATAACAGCACATTAAACCAAAAGTTTTTTGACACACTAGAGTTGTTTAGTAAGCATCACAAAAGTCAGTTATTAATCATTCCCCTCAAATACAGACACAACACACTGATAGCTAAAAAAGATTATCAATGGCCTGTTGCTATACATAACTATGCATTGCTTGATGATTTAATATTGAGCAAGTCATTCATGGTGTCTGGATTGCGCCTGACAGCTACTGCTATAGACCCTCTATCTGGTATGCAAGCTCACAGCGGTCAAAGGTCAGTTGTATATGGCGCTACATCACTGCACTTGCGATTAGCGGCAACGCCAGGTGATGAACTACCTAAAATGCTACAAACTACAGGTAGCTGTACCAGTAAGACGTACACTCGAACAAAAGCTGGTGGTAAAGCTAAGTTTAACCATGTATTTGCCGCAACATACGTCAAGCTTGTTGGAGATAAGTTTTATCACACACAGATAATTTGGGATGGCAAAGGTTTTTATTTTTTAAACGAGTATTGGACACCTGAAGGATTACAGCCTGGTGAAAACGCAGCGGCTATAGTTAGAGGTGATGACCACGCGGCTATGCATGATAGAGTTATACTGAAAGCTAGAGCTAGTTTGTGCGATAGACTTAAACCAGAGATACACGTATTCCATGACGTATTTGATGGCGTATCTATATCACACCACCACAAGCTACTTGATAAGATAAAAGTCTTTAATATGCGTATGAATAGTTTGGCCTGGGAGTTAAAGCATACTGCGGCACATATAGTGCAAACGGGCGGTAAAGAGAATTGGATAGTAGATAGTAATCACGACAGGCATATTGAGCGTTACTTGAATGAAGGAAGACATCTTAAAGAGCCACACAATGCAGCGATAGGTTCAGAGTTACTTGCTGAGATAGCTTACAAAAATAAATCAGCATTAGAATGTGCCTTTCAAAAATACATACCAGGATGCTATAAGTTTATAAATGCAAACAAACGTGCGAACATAAAAGGAATAGACGTATCACAACATGGCGATAGAGGTGCTAATGGCTCAAGAGGCAGTATTAAAGGCTTTGCCAATGCTATGTATAAAACTGTTATAGGTCACAGTCATTCACCTGGTATTAGTGGCGGTGCGTGGCAGACAGGCGTATCTACCTTAAAACAACCTTACAAAGTTGGTTTATCTACATGGGCCTGTGCTGATGTAATTATTAATGCCAATGGCAAACGTTCAATGTATTTTTATATTAATGGTAAAAGCCTAGCCGACGTTATTTAATTTTATTTACACCTGGTTTGCCGTCATGGTATCGATGCAGCATATCAAGCATTTGATTATGTATATTTCTAATCTGCAGTGACTTAGCCCATAAATCCCTAAAATTACCTTCTGGATAATCAGCGCCATCATGTTTAGAGTTTACATATTCTGGTTCATCAAAAAACAATGTGTGCTGCCTCCATTGTTCATGCAAAAGCACTACCTCTCTAAATAAACGCCAATATTTATCGTCAAAATCTTCTTTATGCTTGGCCATTATGTATCAAGCCTAGTTATAGCCTCATACCTATCGTCAATTACAGAGTCGTTTAACATAGCATCTCGCAATATAATAAGGCCAGCAATTGCTTTTGTTATATGTGATAAGCCCGAATCCTGGTCACAATCCTCACCACCATAAAATGCCATTAGATGTCTTAGTGCTGCACTGTAATAGTCGCTGTAATGCAATTTTTCCCATCTCCAGTTATAAGTACCATATTTGTCAGCACCTTCGGTCATGGCATCTGCAACCTCATTAAGCACCTGGACAGGCATATGATGGTACTGCCTTTTCTTTAAACCTGCTTCTCTCTTTTTATTTTTCAAGGTCTCTTACTCCTATACCAAACCTTACAGCAAAAGCTTCTATAAGAGCCTGTAGCTCATTGTGTTCGTCTTTGGTCATACTCCTGGTAGACATACCAACAGGTATCTGCTCGCGCCCATGTTCATCTGGCATAAATTTATTGCCGCGTAACATATGGCAGAAGTAATCTTTCCATTCTTCTGGGCTATACTTCTCACCTGACTTTAATCCTGTGTGATAACCCTCAAATTCATTCCATCGCATAGCAACGGATATAGTTGACAGCAACGCCCACAGCCTAGAGTTTTGCGGTATGGTTCTAACATTCCTGGTATAACGCACATATGTACCAATAGGTGAAAGGTCGATAAGGCGCTTACACTCCACCTTATCTGCTTCACATTTTATCTGGACTGTATGCTGGCCCATTTAAAATGGTATCTCGTCGTTAAGCTCTACAGGCTTCGTCACAGGAGCATAACCGCCTCTGTCTGCACCAACACCACCAAAACTGCTCTCACGGCTATCCAGGAGCGTTATAACGCCCGTAAAGCCCTTTAAAACTATCTCAGTCATAGATTTTTCGTTGCCAGACAAATCTTGCCACTTTCTGGTCTGTATTTTGCCTTCAACATAAAGCTTGCTACCTTTGTTTACATAGCGCTCTACAATGCCTATCAAACCCTCTGAGAATACAGCTACTTTATGCCATTCAGTTTTAGATTGCATTTCACCTGTGTTGCGGTCTTTCCATTTGTCAGTCGTTGCCAGGCTAAAGTTTGCTACTTTGTTGCCATTAGCAAATGTTTTTACTTCTGGGTCGTTACCAACATTACCAATTAGTGTTGCTTTGTTAATCATGTTTTTTCCTTTTTTAGTTGATTAAGTTTTTCTACAAGCGCGTTTACTTCTTCGTTTGCGCTTTGTATCTCTGTTAATATTTCTGCTTGCATTTGCTTATCAGCTTCTACTCGGCAAACAGCAAGCTGTAAACCCTCTGGAAACCTTGGGTCGTAACCAGCAATGTCTACCCACTGCCTACCCGTCACAAGTAACTGATGTTGTAACTGAATCTGATACTCTTTAGCGTGTGCATCTTTTTCCAGGTAGCTTACCATTTTAGCCATACTTGCAGGGCATTTGATTTCTACTAAACCATCATCGCCTACCAAGCCATCTGGACTACAGGTAATATGCTCATGCTGTGGGTGTATGACCATACCAACTTCTGTAACTATTACATCTTTCTCAAAGGCATAAAAGTCACGTGCTTCTGGTTCTAGGTCGTTCCCTCTCTGCATCGCAGCATTGCTGTAAGTTTCTTCAATCTCGCCTGTCATGCGCTCTAAGGCCAATTTCACAATCATGTTCTTGCGTGATGTACTATAGCCAGATTTTGTCTTAGCAAGTATGTCTTTAACGCGAGATGCAGTAAAGTTACCACACCTCGCACTAAACCACTCTGAGCTACCTTGCTGTACGTCTACGATTTTCACGCTTCTGATTTCTCAACAGCAATCAATGTAGCTTTTTGTTCTGCCCAGGCTTGTCGTAACTTAGCTTTTGCATTGGCAGGTAACTTAGCAGACTTAATTTCCTTAGCAACTGTAGCAAGGGAATCATTATCCATTGATTCTGATATCTTTATAAGCATAGGCTCTAAGTCAACTGACTTAACATCGTCTTGCTGTTTACCTAATGAACTGCCGTTACCATCGTCATCTTCTGCGGGCATATTAACAGCCGCCATTAATCCATATCTACGCAAGTATGTGATAGAGCTACCAATGTCTTGTGGTGTAAATGACTTAGGCTTTGCCTCGCAGACTGTTTCTAACCATTCTCCGCTAGTATGTAGCAATCGTGTAGTCATAACGACTGTGTTGCTTTCAGTAATACCGCCTTGGCATTGTATCACAGCTATTCCGTTTTCTAACAGCGGTAACCTAGCGGCATCTACAACACTTGATAGTGTTGCGTAGCTAGACCTAAAGTGTGGGTTTTTGCCGTCTTTAGCGGCTCCCTGGATAGAACCTATAGCTTTCACAAGCGCAGGGGCAATTTTAGTTATTGTTTCTGAAGTTTTCATAATGTTTTCCTTTATTAATGTGTATATTCTACGGATTTGTTTTACGTTGTCAATTTATTTTTCTCTATATATTTTTCATAAACGCTTTTACCCTCCTTTGTTGTTATTTTATCATTCAAGTAACCTGCATATAATTCTTTAATACCTAGGCAGGCAACAATACTCGCCGCATATGCATAATTATTTTTCTTCTGTGGTGCATCGTTATAATAGCCTCTGATAGCATTAGCTAACGTGTTAGGGTCGTGTTCACTACATAGCTGTACAAATCTAGCATATGCTCTTTTTTTACCACCCTGCCTGGATTTAACTAGCTTGCTATTAATCTCACTCCAAACCTGTTCAAAAAGCTCTTTATGTTTACTTGTTTGTTCAACTTGTATGTTAGTATGCATCTCCTGCACTAGGGGGGGTGCATCTCCTGCATGAGGGTCATGCACGACGTGCATAGGGTAACAAGCAGTATATTCATTGCTATCGTGTCCACCATTATGGCTTTTCTTCTTTGTTATTACAACATAGCCAGCCTTCTCTGCTTTATGTAAATGTGTAAATACACTTCTCAAGCTCATGCCACTACTCTTTGCTATTTTCTTTGCACCTGGAAAGCATTGTTCATTCTTTGCATTCATATAAGTACGCAACGTTAAAAGCACCAATCTAGTCATTGGCTCTAAATTGCTTTTTGTGATGGCATCTTCCCATCCCCAAATCCCTTTTTTCATTTTCTGCCCCTATAATCTTGGTTTGGATTATCTATAAACATTCTTGAAAGCTCACAATATAAATTGACTTCACCTATGTTTCCATGTCTGTTTTTTGTTACTATCATTTCAAGTTTGTTTTGCCCTTCGGTTAATCTTGCTGTTAGGTCATTGTCATCACCTCTGGCGTTTCTGGCTTCACGTTCAGCATAGTAGAAATCTCTATAGATACCTATGACGCAACTTGCGTCTTGTTCTATATGTCCAGATTCTCTGAGGTCACTTAACTGTGGCCTTTTATCATCCCTTTGCTCTACTGCTCTGGATAGTTGGCATAAAGCCAGCACAGGTACTTCGTACTGCTTTGCTATGGATATCAGCGCGTTACTAACTTCTGTAACCTTTTCGTAGTTTGATTGTCCTGGCCGCGTTCCAGCAACGTGTCCTATGTGGTCAATAATAAGTAACTTTAAATCACTACCACCTGCACGTAATGAGCGTATGGCTCTGTTAGTCACTAGCTTGATGTTGTTGAGGTTTAATCCAACACCTTCCTCCCACTCAATAGGTAGTTTAGCAAATGTATCTGCGGCTCTCTTTATCTTATCTCTTGATTTGTTTTCGCGCCATGCGTGTCGCAATTGACTATAAATTGGGAAATTCTGTGGCCCATATGTAGTAGCGCCTATGCTACTTATAATTCTTTCACTTTGGCCGCTGTTGGTCATTTCAAGCGATAAAAACACTACACCTTTTCTCTGCAAAGCTACATTTTTTGCAATATTTAAGGCTACTGCTGACTTACCCATTGATGGCCTACCCGCCATAACGTAAACTCTGCCTGGCACAAATCCACCGAGCATCTGGTCAAGATGAAAGTAACCAGAGTAACAGCTTGCTTGCTCTTTATCTGCATTCAAGTCTGCTATAAAATTTTCTGATAACTGTTTTGACGTTTCACTTTTGGTTAGCTGTTTATTTCCATCAAGCATAACAGCATCGATATCGGCAACATAATCTTGCAATACAGTATCTATTATTTGTTCATTGTCATTCAATTTGTCTTGCAAAGCTCTTGTAAGGTAGTCTGCCTCTCTACGTTTAGCGTAATCTATAACTATCTCGCTGTATGACTTAACTACATTTTCATCACCAGAAAACATATGTACGCACGTTGATAGATATTCTGCTAAGTCAACATCAACGTCTAACATTGTCAGTTGGTTCTTTACGTATATTGCATCAACGCTATGGCCAGATGTTAATCTGTCGCTAATGATAATATATATCTTGCTATTGATTGGGTTATAGAAATGTTGTTGCGCTAGGCTGTTGCTGACCACGTCGTAGTAGTCGTTATCGCGTAGTAAACCGCCTATAATGGCTTGTTCAGCCTCTGGTGAGTGAAAATCTTGCATTTTTAATCCTTTTTGCTTGCATTATGTTATATTGTATTTCATATTATGTAAAGCCATTGGTTTCCCCCTATAGTAATGGCATCTGGGCGGTAGTTTTCTAATCCTTTTCTATCGCCCTATTTTTTTAGTATACTTCTAGGATTGTAATCCCATGAACAGCTTTCATAAGCTTCTTGACCAACCTGTAACGCGCTTGCTTTGCTGTAATAGGTGATTTAACATCCTCAACAATCAATGTGCCTTCTTTATTTTTGTATTGCGAATCCGCTGTATATCTACATATCTTTTGGTCGTTCACTAGTATCTGATAAACTGGATGTATCTCAAGGTCTGATATCTCACCATCCTTTAATCTTTGTTTGTTATGTAAGTATCTGGCGTGTTCCCGTTTACTGTCAAATGTCATACCATCGTCTTTGACTTTGATAGCGTTGTATTTATTGCGTTTGTACATTAGTCAATTTCCTTAATGTTCGGCTTGTAGCTGGTGTTAAAGCCACGCGATTGTATCTTAGCTTTACCTTGTATTTTCTGCTTAGGCCTCTGACTTTTTTTTGTGGAGTTTGTTAAGCTTCTAACTTTTTTGCGGTTAGCCGCATCTCTTTTATCTTTTGCTAGAGCGCAAGGGTTCACACACCAAAGCGCTATATTAGCCTCCTCATGCTTGCCCCCAAACGCCCTCTGGGCCAAATGCTCGATTCTTATTTTCCGCTGTTTAAATTCTAAGTCCCTCCCACAGCCACAGCCACACTTACCACATTGCTCAAGCGCTATCTTGGCATACAAATAATTTGGTATAAGTTTATATTTAACGTAATCTGGATGTTCGCTAAACTTCATTTAACAGCCTCCTGAGTGCATCTGTCGTTTCTTTTGTTACTAACTCCTGGAAATGGTGTTGCCGCCTTGTGTCGCCTCGTTTAACAGCACGTTGTAACATCATGCGATTGAAGTAGGGATGTTCAGTGTAAAAAGTTTCAGTAACTTCTCCTTCATGCTTTTGTATTCTCATGTGAAGTCACCTCTGCAAATCTTATTAAGCTTATGAAGTCTTGTTGGTGACAATCTTTTTTTATGTAACCTTATAATTGTGCTCCAGTGTCGTTCTGGGATTCCAAATATTTTCCATTTCCTAACGCTATCGTATTTAAGGTTTTCGATGTTGTTAGCGATGGCCTTTGAGCCACCGCAGTTTTCTATAATTGATTCTATTGTATGTTTCATTTTATATCTCTACTATAATGTTCCATAGACGCAGTATTAAGTGCGCGTATGATTGACGCTTTGTCATTGTTAAATTCTGTAAAGCAAATTTCACTGGGGTCATTCATAAGTTTTGCTATTTTTTTGGCGTGTTTCATGCTTGAAGTATAGGTTGACCCACATCCAGTTTCTTCTTCATAATCAAATACTCTATATATTTTCATCTTGTTACCCCTTTTGGTTCAGTATTATCCCAAACTGCACTTATAATATTCCATTGGCTATCCACAATTATTGGCATGTCATAATTATGGAAAGGCATTAAATGATAAACTATATTTTCGTGTGAATTTGCCTCTCTGTTTTTTATGAGGCGATATTGTTTGTAATGCCAGTTGATAGCATCATTAACATTGTCGAATACATTTAAATTCATATTGTCATCGTCAGTCGTGTCAACTGTTCCATCGTCAAATATCTTAACGTTAAAAACACCATTACCCTCTTTGCTAGTCTCATATATTATTTTATTTGTCATATTACTACCTCCTATATTTGGCTTTATTGCCTTGTGTAGTGATTACACTCTATATCATGCAGAAACATAAGTCAAGGAAATAAATTCCGCATTAGCAATACTTATAGTATAGTATTAGTAAAATTAATGTTAGAAAAGTGTTGCATTAAGGTAAATCTTATGTAAATCTAAGCAAAATAAAAGGAGTAACTATGACAAACGACGAATATAGCAGATTATTAAAGAAATTAGGTTTTAACTATGCAAGTTTTGCAACTTTTTGTGGGTGCAACAGGTCAACCATCATAAGGCATAGTCAAGGCAAAATAGACCCAATTCCACAAGTTTATAAAAACGTGTTGACATGGATGGAAGAAGGCAAGCTTGATAACCCAAATGACTAGCTGGATTTGGACAGAAGAAAAAATACTATTAGCTACCAAGTTGTGGGGCGATATGTATATGTCTCCTGAGCAGATAGCAAAAGAGCTAGGTGTAAG